CGAAGCAGGCGGGTGAAGGATTCACCGGGAACCGCTTTCATTTGAACGCGTTGAGGGAGGACCGCTCAGGGTTATGAGGCCTGCGCGGGTGCGGTGGTGGATTTCGCGAGAAGCCGCCGGTTGACGATCATCTGGAGCCTTCACCCGAGTAAGCCCCCGCTCCTCCGGTGAGGGCTCCAATCGCGCTAGGATCGCCTCGAAGCTATCGATGGGCTCGCCAAGCGTTTCGTCCCACATGTGGCGAAGCTCGCGGATCGCCCAGCTCATTCCGGCACCTGAGCTTTGGGGCCGTACTTGAAGAACACGTACCATCTGAGAGCGGCTAGCGAGAGCGAGCCGAGGGCTGCGAGGATCGTCAGCGCGAGAGCTACGCCCTGCCAGAAACCGTACACGGCAAGCCCCCCAAGAAACCACGCGAGAACATCGGTTAGGTGCCGGTGCTGGGTCATTGCGCGCGCCTACGCATACTGACCGCCCGTTCCGGTCGAACCGGCGAGACTTCCTGGGAGGGTGCCACCGTTGGCGTAAATGACGCCGCCGGTTTCGGCGTAATATTTTGTGCCGGTTGCTGACCCGGTGAAAGTGCAACCATCGGCCCGGATCAGCCCGTTGAGCCGAGCCTCCGCGAAATATGAACTGTAGGCCGGTGTCCCCGTTAGGGTGACCGTGTTGCCGTGGATATCGATTGTGGCGTTGGCCCACGCGCGAGCATGAATAGGGGCGCTTGTGACGATGCTGTAATTTCCCTCTGCGATCAGTCGCCCACCAACATAGGCGAAAAGCTGAGCGCCGGTTGCCGAACCGCATTCGATATTGCGGAAGGTGATTTGACCGCCCTGCTCGGCATGGAGGCTGTCACCGCTGGTCGCATGGATGCGAAAGCCCCTGACGTACCAGCGTGTCTTTGTACCCGTCGCCGCAACGCCGTGACCCGATCCCTGAATGACGACGTTACTCGGCGTTCCCTCATCACCGAGAAGAATGACCCAGCGATAAGGAACATCCTGAAGATTGACCGTTTCGTTGTAGGTATGGACCCCGCTGACTTGAATGACCCAGCCATTGTTCGCGTCCCAGGCGGAGGGGTCGTAAGGCATTTTGGAGAGCGCATTGACCGCTGCGGTTATGGTGGCGAAGGCCCCCGCGTCAGAATTGACGAAGCCGGGATTGTTGTCGTTTCCGCTGGGACGCACATAAAGATTTCGCGAAGGAAAGGCGTCTGCCGCGATCCTGCCTCCATCCTCCACGACCGGATAGGTGCTGCCCCACCACTGGCCGGTTACGCTGGTGACATTGAGAATGGCATTACGATGAACCGTGATCCCGCCAGTCGCCGACCCGGTAATCGTGGCGCTATCGAGATGAACGCTCGCGTCGTTGAGCCCCCACAGATAGACCGAATGGGTCGCCGAGCTGAACGTGAGGGCCTGACTTCCGAAGTCCACAAGCGAGCGCTCGGTTGCGTGGACGAAGCTCTGCGCTGCGCCGCTAACGGTAGTCGCCCCGATAGCATGGACGTAGCTGTTGCCGAGCGCGAGGATGCGCTCGGCCGAGCAGGCCCCGAACACGCAGTTGCGATGCTCGACGGTCGGAAGGTTGGTGAGCGACAGGCCGACCCCGCCTGCGTTCGCGATCGTAACCCCGGCGAGGAGCACGTAGGCATAATCGGAAACGGATAGGCTGAACGACACATTGGCCGGCGTCGTCTCGTTGCCGATGATCTGCAGGGGCTGGGCAGATGCATCCTTTGCACCAACCAACTTGCCATTGATGGTGACGCTCTGGCCGGTTACTCCATCCGCGATCTGGATGGTGATCTTGTGGCCGTCGCAATCGAAAATCTTGTAAGCAACATCCACCGCGTGTTGGATGGTGGCCATCGCCGAACCAGAAGTGTTGGCGCTCCCATCGTGTGAATCGGAACCGTCCGCGCGGACATACAAAGTGAGGTCTGCGGTCAGTTTGGTTCTGGACTTGCGAACCCAGGCACCGGAGGCTCCAGTGGTATCCGACGAAGGAGCGACATATTCCCACTGCCCCGGATCTGCGGAGACGGAAGAAGAAAGGTTTGCTGCGGAGAATACGAAAATCCCCTCGTAATGCACCTCGGCGAGAAGGGCCGACTGTCCATCAACCGGGAGAGCGATATCGGATAGCGCCGATCTGCTGGTGACGGTTGCGCCGCTGGCGAGGGTAATCGTGTTGAGGCCCATCGGCACATTGGCGAAGCCTCGATCCAGTGTCGAAGCGTCTGCCGCATAGACATTCAGGGTATATTCGCCGGGATTCACATAGAAATCGGCCATCCCGTCGCTGTTGACGAGCGCCATGTTGGAGACGCCGCTAACGCTTATGATCGGGGTCGCGTTCTGGTCCGAATAGATCGGCACGACATTGCCGCCGGAATCCGTCAACTGGACGAAATAGCCGGGGAGAGCATCACCCTTTGTATTGGTGATAGCCCCGAGGAAATGGAACATGCGAAAACTCCCTATAGGGTGCCGGTGTCGCCCGGCTTCCCATCGTAGATGAGGAAGGATGCTGTGCAGTCGGCGCTCGCCGTTGAGCCGATGGAGTCGGTGGCTACGCAGTGCAGGTTTGCCGTGCCGCTATCCCCGACATTGCCGGACACTACGGTTGCGGTGATCGAGAGGTTGGCGGTTGTCTGGCCGCTTAGCGAAATGCCGGTAAGGTTGGTCGAGCCGGTAACGGTCCACGCATAGGTGAACGGCCCCACCCCTCCGTTCGGGATTGCGGTGGCTCCAGTGCTCACCGTTGATGTACTCGACCTACCGCTTCCCCCAAAGGCCGACAGCGTAAGCGCCTGAGCGAATGTGACAACGGTTCGCCAGGCCCCGGAAACATAGGCTTGGCCATACTGAAGTGTTCGCCATGCCCCGTTGAAATAAGCGCTGGCCGTCGTCGGCGATCTCCACGCCGCCCTGAGCCTGACATTCATTAGTAGAAGAACACCATGTCGCCCTCTTGGGGAGACGATGGAAGGGCGGAGCCGGAGGTCAGGAACGTTATCTTGCCGCCCGATTGGGTGGCGTTTGCGTTGTAGAAATACCCACCGCCGCCGCTGCGCTTGATTTGGCCGGTAAACGTGCCTCCAGCGATGGGCATGAGGGTCGAGACGTTGATCCCCGAAACGGAATCGGAAAGCGCCCGCCCATCGGCCATGAGCTGGCGAATTGCGTCATTGATGTTGGCCGCAGAGCACCCTTCGGCGACCGAAACGCCGCCGATAGAGAGGTTTAGCGAAGGCGTGGTGGAGTAGGACGAGAAAGCCACGGCGTTCTCCGTTTCAATGGGTCAGGAATTGTGGTAGTCAGTGCCGATGCACGGCCTGTGGACTATCGCCGCCTCCAGCATGATTGCTGGCGCGATCACCGAATGGCGGCGAGCAAGAAAACGAAAGCTATTGGCCGTAGCTGAGGGCGAGCGGTACCCCGACACCACCGGCTATAGAGGCACGACTATAGATGCCGTTCCCAAGCGCATCGAGTGGATTGGCGAGGAACGGCGGTAGTGTAGCCGAGCGTGGCGCAACCAGTTTGCCACCGATATTTCCAAGATACGGAGCGAACATTCCCAAGCCCACCGGATGGCTGGCGATGGCATATGCCCCGCCCAATCCCTCGGCTGACTTGAGGGCATCCAGAGCCGCTATTCTCGGGGCCGTTCCAGAGTCCGGAAGATAATCCCGCAACCCGAGTCCGGCCTGCGCGAGATCCTGCCCCAAGGCGTTGCCCCGGCTGTAGGCATTCGTCCGAACGCCGGTTCCCATGCTTTTGACGGCAGAGGCGTAATTCACCGGAGTAAACGTACCCGCGTCCTTTGCCGCACCGCCGAGTTGAGACGCCCGCTGGATGCGTGCGAACTTGGCGTAAGCGCTATCCGCATTGTCGAGAAGATCGGTTGCCGCCGTTGAGCTATTCCTGCGCGCCGCATCATCGAAGATCGACTGATATTCCGAGAGCGCATCGGCCATAGGGGCCGTATTCGGATTCTTGCTCCAGGTATCGATCGCGCGCCCAATGTCTGAGGAGGCCGCTTTGTATGCGTCTCCGTTAAGAACTCCACCTTGAGCCTTAAGCCGCCCAACAACGGTATTGTTGACGAAATCTCCCACCTGTTTCGCTTGGGCCGGATCGAGAACGCCGCTGTTGACCTTTTGCGCCAGACTCTGCGTGTCGGCTAGATACTGAGAGTCGGGAACGAACTGCATACCCGAACGGGCCGTGTCGTAAGCGTTGCCGATCACTCCGTTTGTGAAGGTGTGCGCTTCCGTCCCCGGCCCGACGCCATCGGGAAGAGATGTATTCAGATGCGACAGGGCATCGTTGAATACACCGGTCTGGAAGTCGTTGGTCGCCTTGGTTCGGGCATTCTTGACGACGCCCCCGAGAATGGGAACGTTGGTCATTGCCTGCTCGACGCCGTTGACGGCTTTACCGAAGGCTCCCGGCACGCCCGTTGCCATGCTCAGGCGCTGGCCGATGGTCGGCATAACCCCCGCATCGTAGAGTGGTGCTGCGGCCCCTGCCGTTGGCGCGATGGCACGGCCCAATCCACGCGCTAATCCGCGTCCAGCAGCGCCGCCGAACATGCCAGTCAGGCCGCCGGTTACCGCGCCTCCAAGGCGGTCGTCGGGATTCTGCGCGGCTCCGTAGGTCGCACCGTAAAGCGTATCTCCCGCCATCGGCAGAAATGACGCAGCGCGCTTTCCGGCAACCGCTGCAACCTTTGTTCCAAGTCCCGCAGCATCGGCGGCAGCCGAGCCGCCAGCCAATGCCGCAACACCGCCGCCAATGTCTCCAGCAGCGCTCAGATAGGGATGCTGCTGGTTGGTGATCGCGTTCCAATAGACTCCGTTATCTCCTGCAGCCATTTGCGGAAGCCCTGCCGTGGCCGCATTGAAGAAGTGTCCAGCGGCAGCGCCTGGAGCCGACGAGGAAATGGCGTTCATCACCTGATGTGTCGCGCTCAGAGGCGTCCGTGTGATGCTCTGGAAAGGATGATAGGCAACGTTCGGATTCGCGGCCATGTAAGCTGCCACTTTCCCGTAAGCATCGGGGGGCGGAGGCGTGCTGATCTGCTTGCCGCCGGCAGCTTCGGTCTGCTGCCACTGCTTGAGAGCCGCAGCGTAAGGCGTTCCAGCTCGTGCAGCTTGTTCCCAGAATGCGGCCGATTGCGGGTCTGGCGTTTCGCTGAAACCATTCGTGGATGGGCCAATACCGCCGTTAGTTGGTCCGGTTGGAGGGGGTGAGAATCCTCCTCCGGCAGCGGGAGGCGCGCCGGGAGGAGTTGGGCCGTTCCCGTGCAGTCCGGCGAGTGGAGTGGCGAAACCGTAATCGTCGCGGTGCTGTGGATCGAGCGAACTAAAGAAGTTTGCCGCGTCCTTGGAAATCCACATGGGCGGCGGCTGATTTCCACCGTAAGCCGAGTTCCACTGGTCCTTGAGCGGCTGAATGCCGCCGTGAATCGCGGTTGCAACCTGTTGCATTGCCGCATCGCGTTCAGCCTGCGACTTCTGGCGTGCAAGGCCCTTCATTACCTCGTCGGTGCCGCTAACCGTTGGCGATCCCTTCTGCTTCATGAAGAGGTCGAACTGGTTGGCGATCTCCGGCAGAAGCGCATCATATGCAGACGCTAGCGCAACTTCCTTTTTGCCGATCGACTGCTCATTTCCCGCAACAAAGGCGTTGAGCGGTTTCCAGCCGAGGTTGGGGCCGCCCAGCTGGTCAGAAATTGCCTTGAGCTGCTGAAGGTTGGCCGCAAGCCTGTCTGCCGTCCCGATGATTTGAGACGCCTTACCGGCCCCGGTGAAGTCCTGAATCGCTTGATAGCGAATGCCGAACAGAGAAGGGTCGAATGTGGGATCGATCGCCTTGGCCGTCGCCATCAGCGATGAAAGTTGAGGCTTGCCAAGTGAAAACCCGCTAAGTTTCGGGAGTTGGTTGGAAAGCATCAGATCCAGAAGCGGGCGCTTGTCCTCTGGAACTGAGAGATAGCGGGCGTGACCGGTTAGATTTGCGTTCCCGAGCGCGTCCCCGGCCTGATAAGCTGCGTCGGACGCCTTTTGCTCTTCCTGCTGCGCCTGCGCCCGCTTGATGCGCGTGTCGTAACCCATCTGCGCTTGTGTCTGTGCGACTTCCTGCTGGGTGCGCTGTAGGTTCGCGGCAGCCTGCGGGGCTTCGTACTGGATTCCGGGCTTGGCTAGGGGGCTTGAGGCCGCGGAGACAAAATGGGGTTGGCCGTCTGCGCCAACTTCCCAGATGTTTCCGGCCTCGTCTTTATATCGCGCCATTAACTGCCCCTCATTCGGCTCAGCACCGCGTCAGCGTAAGCGTTGGTTTTCGGCCCCCACTCGGCCCGGTTGGGACCGCCGTGGTAATAACGAAGCGCATCTCTCAGATTCCCGGTCTTTTGTAGGCCTTCAGAGAGGTAGGCGCGCCCTAATGCCTGTTGATACTGAAGTGCGGCAGGATCGTTCGACTGCAGCAAGTCCGGACGAAACGGGACGCCAAGCTTCGAGGCCATTTCCTGTGCCGTTCCCGGCTCTAGCTGCGTCGATCCCAGTGCGCCTTGATTGCTTCGCGCCGTCCCGTCACCGTGGCTTTCCTGCTGGATCAGCGCGCCCATGACATGATCAATAGGGAAAGTTGTCCGACGCTGGCGGCGTCGGACCTCCATCGAGCGGGGTTAGCTTTCCAACCGGGGCCGAGGGCGGTTGCAATGCGCCAGTGATCTGCGAGCGAAGCATCATGCCTTTGGGCGTGACTACGGCGGGGTCCAGTTCGTTCTGGACGTGGGTTTGCATCGCGTGCGTCCATTCCGGAGTTCCGGGATAGATTCCGCTTTGGATTAGTGATGTTGCGAAATCGCCGTCTGGGTATTGCAGCTTCAGCTTTACGTTGGCCTGCGCCAGTTGCATCTGCCGCTGGAAATCGAGGTTGTCCTTTAGCATCGCGAGTTGAGATTGCCGGTTCAAGGTCCGCTGATCTTGGACGCCCTGCATCAGTGACTGGGCCATTCCCGGTCGGGTGCGTGCTAGAAAGCCCGCTGCGGCGGCCATGAGCGCGTTCTGAAGCCTTCCGCCCCCAAACATGCCCTGAGGTGCCATTTGCGCCTGTACGGGCGTCTGCGGGGCCTGTGGAGGCATTTGTGGTGCCATGGATGCAGGAGGCGAGCCGAATGGCGTCTGGAATTGCAAATTACTGAACTGGGATGGGTCGATGTTCGGGAAGTTGAACGCCATCCTAGAATACTCCGGCTTTATGCAGACCCCAACCAGCCAAACCGCCGAGCATCGGAGCCATCGAACCGAGACCGCCACGGCCAGCCATCATTCCGGCAAGACCGAATGCCGGTCCCCATGGGCCCATGCCGCCGAAACCGTGGGGATTTTGCTGCGGCTGTCCCGGCTGTCCGCTGTTAGGATCGATTGGAAAGCGGAATGATGGCTGCGCGAACGGCTGCATCTGCTGCTGTCCACCCATCGGCTTTCCCATCTGCGGAAGCGTCGGTTGCTGCTGGTCGCCCATTTGAGGCATCTGCTGTCCCATCTGAGGAAGCTGACCCAATGGCTGCATGAACTGGGGCAGTTGACCCATCTGCGGCATTCCCGGCGTTTGGCCGAATTGCGGAAGTCCAAACGGGCTCATTATTCGACACTCCCGAGTGCTGCGTAGTTGACCCCTGAATAGCCATCGCGGATGTTGGGAACGAATGCCCATGGCCGCAGCTTCTGCACCTCGTCGGCCATGACGCCGCGATAGATCACGCGATCAGGATCGAAGTTATAGCTGAAAGTGTAGATGCCGAGGCCGTCCTTCGCCTCGCCAATCCTTTCGATATCGCGTTTCAGGCGTCGGTCTGAGATGCCAGGGATGAACGGGAGCGCGGACATGCCCGCTGCCAGTAGGTCAGTGCCCCAACCGCCAGGCTGCGTGCCAGTGGTTTTGCCGTAGCCGCCATAGAGACCGCCGAGCGCACCAAGCGCGGAAGAGCCGTAGTAAGGAAGCTGTCCCGCTCCTTCCGTCAGAGCCGCGTAAGGCGCGACACCTGAATATTGCGCTGCGGTCATGCTCGGGAGCATTCCCAGCGCCTGTTCCTGTTGGGCAATTCCGGTGTTGTACTGATTGGCGCGGATCTGATCACCGGCCATCGCCACACCCTTGGCTAAAGCGAGCTGGTTTGCGTTGCTTCCGGTACGCCCAGCCGACCCAAAGGTAGAATCAACCTGGTTGGCCGCATCCTGTTCGCCTTGGTGAACGAGGCTGTCGGTATAGGGATTGTTGGCCGGGTTCTGGCTCAGCAGGTTGGTGATGTAGTTTGTGCCCTGCGTGAGCCCCGGCTGCGGCGCGAACGCCTGCTGACCCAATTGTCCCGCATATCCCGCCATCTGCGAGGATAGATTGTTGAGCATGGGCTGATTCTGGTTGTAGGTGTTCGTCAGGTCTTGGCCTGCACCCAACAGCAACGGCTGCGCTGGCGACCACGGCTGCGACGTGGATGTGGTTTTCGAGCTTTTCTTGCCGATTGGAGCCTCCATCGCCTAAGCGACAGAGGAAAGCTCCTCAACGTCGCCCGATTGCCTGCAGTTTTGCCGCTCCGCCCGTCTCCGAGCGGCAACAGCATCTTCAAAATCTCTGAATGTTCCGAGCGGCTTGCTCCCAAGATGAGCTAGCCACTTTCGTTTGCGCTTGTCCCAAGAGACGCCAATCACGCCAGAGTGGTTGTCCGCCACTTCAGTGCGATCACGAACCGAGTCTTGAATGTTGTCGTAATGGGTGGCCCACCTGAGATTGGTGGATGCGTTGTTGGTTTTGTCGTGATCCGAGTGAGCGACTTCGTAATCCCAGCCGGGCTGTGGCCCGTGGAACGCCTCACACACCAGGCGATGAACGCGAGCAATGCTTTGACGCCCGTTGGTCATGTCTGACAGAACTACAAGTAAATATCCGGTGTCCTTCTTGCCGGGCTTTAATAGCTTGTATCCATAGCGAAATGTGGTGGGCTTGCCGTTCTTGCTGAGCCTAACCTGAGTCCTTGGGACACTTCGCACGCGACCGAAATTGCTGACCTGATAGAGGCCCTCCCAATCGCGAATGTCGCGCCATTCTTCTGCTGCGTTTTCCATGTGAGAACGCTAGCAGAACAACGGCAGATTTCCTAGACTTTTTCCTTCACAATTTACGCTCGTAGACCCACGTTTTCGCGTCGATCTCGCTGTGCTTCACCCAACCCAGTGACGAGAGGCTTTTCAGCCATCCGACACGCCCAATTGCGGTCATGCGCGTAGCCCCCGCTTCGCGCGCCGCGTTCCCAATCACCTTGTCTAGTTGATCCAGCCATCGGTGTCGCTCACGGCCCCCGACAAGCTTCACTTCCACATATCGATCGACGCTCAACCACGCTGTTGCGGCGGCTAAAAGGTCATCTCCATCCAAGACGACCCAGAGCGTTTCGTCCGGTTCCAAGACCTCTTTAAAATCGCCCCGCTCGGCTGCGGGTTTGAGTAATGCCTCAACCTCCGGCCATCGCTCCCAATCGCGCGGATTGGGAACCCAGCCGATGAGCATTTTCTACTGCACCACGACCTTTTTGATTCGAGGCCGATTGAGGGTTGGATAAATGTCTAGGGTGAACGTTCCGGCGCTTACTGTTACGCTCTCGGTCTGCGTCGAATCGTCGTCGAAGGTGTAGGTCGCAGTATAACTGCCATTAGGGCAGTTCACCGTCAGAGTGGGGGCGTCGATGGTTGCAGATGCAGAAGTGGTTGCGATCAATGGGGGCGGCGTTGCGCTCGGCAAACTGCCGTTCGTCGCCTGAAACTGCCAAAGTAGCGCTCCGGCCCCGGAGGGAGCATCGCCCTGATTGCCGATAGTAGATGATGTTGAAAGCCCCGCTCCGGTTCCCCCGGTCACATTACCGGCGGCGCAGCAATAATATCCGCCATTGTTGGCGGGTAGGATGAATGCCGTGACACCGGACGAGGCCCCAACCACGACGCCATTGAGCAGATCGAAACAGGCGGCGGTGAAGTAGCCGCTTACATACACCTCAAGATATCTTGCATTCGTGTCGGTGTATTTCGCGCAAACGCAAACGATTCCAGTTCCAACGCTAGGCAACTGATAAATCGAGTTCGTACCGGTCGATTGCAAACGCTCCATCGTCGTGGTGCCATCTGGCGCGGTGCCAGCCCCGGTGGTGACAGTTAGCCCTCCCGCCGTCCAAGCCGCGTTCTCAAGCTGCTGCGAATAAGTGATCGCGTTTGTGGCGGACGGGTAGTGATTGAGCCCGTATCCATTGATCGCCGGAATGTTATCGGCAAACCATGCCGCGCTTCCATTAATATCTATCGCGCCCTGTTGCCCGGTTCGACTGTAGGAATACCCTGGAAGAGATGAAAGGGTGCCGTAAGTGGTGTTGCCAGCCGAATAGACACCATTGACGAAGTCGAGGCTGAGTGCCGGTTTGGCCAAGAGTGGTCCTACTGCGTTCAGCAGATAATTGACCGCCTGCGCGACCTCCCGAGCCGTTCCGCCCAAGGTTGGCAAGTTTGGATAGCTACCGGCCATCCCCGGCCTCGAACTCTACCTCCACTCCCTGAAGCTCTGTCCACACTTCAGCCGCAGGGATCGTGAGGGCTATCGTGTTGTATCGTCCATTCGCCCTGATCGGCATTTTGCCGTTCGAACGCATGGTCGCAGCGGAAACCGTATCTTCTCCGTCCCCGGCGCGCATTCTGGCGTTGATGGTGGCGCTGGCATTTATGGCATCGGTGATCGGACGCAGCGACCTGATCCGGCTCCTTGCCCCCGGCGACGGCTCGACATTGGCAATTTTGATCGTTGCTTCCAGCGCCGATCCCGAGAAGGCCCCGACACTGTTCGTTGCGTTGTCGGAAATCAGAAGGAGCGGATAGCCGCCCTGGTATTTTGGATCGTCAAGGCTCCCGACGATAGTATCGATGTCGCCCAGCGAATCCACGGAAATTGCAGATGTGAAGCCGGTGAACATCGCCTGCACATCGGTTTCGATATAGGCGGCTTGTTTCAGAACCCAATTGTAGCAAATAATGCGGCCCGGACTTCCGGGAAGCGCCCACATCGCGAGCGACCTTCTGGGATCGATCGCGGCCCAAACGTTGGCGATATCGGCTCTTGAATAGGTCGAAAAGAACCAGCGGTTGAACTTCTCGTCGGCCACAGGAATGACGTTCTCACCGTCGCACATCTCGAAACCGCGTTCCGAAATGAAGAAGATCAGCCTTCCCGCGTTGCAGACAGACCCCTGTGCAATGCAACCCACTTCCGGGCTGATCACATCAATCTGGAAAATGACATCGCCGCCAACGTAAGTGACGCGGCGTATCGCCTTCTTTTGCAGGATGATCCCATATTCCCCGCCGACAATCGCGACAGCCTCCCCTCCATCGGGAAGAGGCTGCTGGTCGGACTGGTTGGTAATGCCGTCCATCGGCCATGAAGTGGAGTCGTTGAACGCCGACCATCCTACCAGCTGTTTGTTGCCATTGATTCCGGCTGCGAAAACGAAATCTCGAACCGTCGCCACGTCCGTGGCTGTAGGAGCGCCGGAAATTGCCGCCGCTATCCCTGTTATTAGCCCATAGGACACCAGTGTCCCGCCATTGGCCGCGATTATATTGTCGCCGAACTGGCAGAATCTCCAGCGGGCAGAAGTTGAAACGGCGAGAACGGAATTCCATGCCGATCCGCTGTATTTGTAGAGGTTGGCAGATGTGGCCGTTAGAAGAGACGCAGTTCCGTCAGAGCCGACGAACGCGCATCCTCCGCTCAGTGGCGCGCCCACCGTTGGCGTAATGGCGGAATAGCTCGGGACTGGCGAATATCCACCATCTATCGCGTAGACGTTCCTCGCAATGATGACGTTTCCGCTCGGGGGAAGGTCGGGCAACCACTCCCCAAAGCGATAGGCTTTCAGCATCTGGAGCCTGAAACCTGAACCATTGTGTTGGGAACCAGAGGCCCAGCCCCGAACCGATCAGACCGGGCCATGGCGTTGATTTTCGCCAGCGTTTCAGTCAGCAGCCCTTTCCATTGTGCGGCACGGGTAGAATTATCGAGATAGGCTTCCGCGTTGTACAATGTTCCGTACAGATAGGCGTCGGGATGCTTCTGAAGCAGCCAGTTTGACTCGTTCGCGTCCGAAAGGGGTTCGATCTGCGCCCAATAGTCCATCACTAGTGCCGTCTGGCTTTCCGGCGGAGGGACAAGCCGCAAAACCCCAGAAACCAGCGTGTAGGCTACAGGAATACCAGCCGTTCCATCCCAATCCGATCTTTGGGTGGTCGGCGAAATCCCCCTCAACGGACTGTCGGGGCTGCCGTGAAGGTATACCGAGCGCATCGCCAGATAATCGGTCGGCAAAATCACAGATTCAGTGGACGATAGAAGTGTTGTCGTCGATTCCATGTCAGGCGTGCGAAGTTCGCGATTGAACATCGCCTCGCACATCTGGACAAACATCGGGATTTTCGTGGCGAGGTCGTCTCTGTCCAGCCAATCCGCAACCACCTGCTTAAGCGTCGGGTAGTCCGGGATAGCGGAGGTTGACGAGACGCCAAGCGAGAATGCGAACATCGTTAGTAGGCCAAGTTCGCGCTGATTTTGGCGGTGACTGCGGGAGTGGTGCCGCCGATTGTCGTGTCAATGCGCCAGCTTACCGGAATGATGTCGTTCGCCGTCGTGTTGGCGACTGCGGTCAGGGACGGATAGACACGAAGGACAGTTAGACCCGTCGCGGTAAGCGCTGCGCTTTGCAGGATTGTGTAGGCGTTGCCGTTCGAATCCAGCCCTTTGATCGAAACGGTTAGGGTCGGTGAGGTTCCGGTGATCGCCGAGATGTTGATGAACACCAGAACGCCCCGGCAGTTGGTGCCGTCGAGCTGTGCGCCAGTAACTCCGGCAGAAGCCGCAGTGTGCGTGATGATAGTTCCAAGATCGGTATCCTGGTTGCCGTTCGCATGTGCCATTTAGCGGCCTTTCAGATGATGATGTTCCGCACCTTCAGGTATCGGTATTCGGAGTCGTTCAGCAGGCGGTTCACGCGGCGGCGCGTCTCTTCGCAGCTTGAATATTTCCACGCATCGACGCCGTATTTCGTCAGCCATTCGTACATGACGGCGACGGGGATGGAGGCGACGTGCTCAAGCTCTTCCATCTTGCCGGTGTTCAAGTGATTGGCCGCGATCTTGTTCGCGTCGATGATCTTCTGGGTGGTGCGCCCGCTGAACTCGCGCCGCACCACTACTCCTTCGGGATCGTCGGGATGGCTTTCTAGCCATGTCCGCATTCCCAAGGCTGAATTGTAGTCGATAAGCTCCCGGTTCATCGGTGCTCCTCGAAAAGAAGAGGGGTGAGCCAAAAACCCACCCCTCGGTAGTCATTAGGTGAGATCGCGGATCGCAGCACTGGCCGCTTCGTTGCGCGAAACCAGAGCAACTTCCTGCCTCATGCCCTTGCGGGTCGCGAGGCCGGTCGTCGCGAGGTCGAACACTTTGAGCGATTCAAGCTCGGCAACCGCCCAATATTCCGGGTCGATCACAAGAGCATCGCGGTTCGAACAGAAGCGGGACGGCACGAACTGAACGTTACCAGCGTCCGACACATAGATATCGGCACCAGCAACAATCGTGATCGTCTTGTCGCCAGTTTCCCGGCGCTGTGTGGCCAGACCCGAGAATGCCGCCGCAATCTGCTTGTGCGGCATATCGGTGATGACCAGCTTGGGATTGCCACCGGCAACCCAGCAGTCCTTCAGCGCGGTCTTGAGCAGCGTTTCCGTATAGGTCCGCTGCGTACCGTTGCCAGCAGCCGCGTTCGGATAGCCAACGGTCGTGCTGCCCGAATAGGTCGGGGCCGTGCCGGTGGAACCGGAGTAGCTGTTGGTGACAATGAACGCCAACGCGCCAGCAGACTGACCTTCGACGCTCGAAGTCGGTGCAACGGCGGCATAGTTGCCGGTGAAGCGCAGCTCTTCGTCAGTCTTGATCTCGCGAGCGGCCTTCATCAGTTCCCGGCCAAGCTCGGACGAGCGCCCCGCTGTGCGGCTCGCCTCCATGGTGGTCGAGGAACCGACAACCTTCGTCATAATCTGGGTATAGTTACCCTGACGAACGGTGTTGGCGCGCGAGCTGTTGGTGAGGTCAGCGCCCTGAACGTTGTAGTTCGTGGCACTTGCAGCCGCCAGCTTGTCGGTCTGCCACTCGTGATAGACCTGAGTTGCGTTCTCGGTGCCAATGGCCTTGAGGAACGGCGTATCGTCGGGAAACAGCGCGCCGATGGTGTCGGACAGATCCTCACGGATGCCGACGCGGCCCACCGCCTGAATTGTATTAGTTGGAACAGCCATTTCGATTTCCTTCTGGCCCCCGAAGGGGCGCTGGGACTCGACGCCTCACGGCGTGGAATCAGGGTTTAAGAAACCCAGCCGTTTACCTTGGCCAGCTCCATGAATGCCGCCCCTTGAGCATCTCTGTTCTTGGACGTGAGGAGGGTGGCTTTAAGCTCGGCTGTGTTGCGCGATCGAACTGCATCTGGCGTCTGGGCAACACCTGGCCGCGTTTGCACGGGTGGCTTGCCTTTGGCCGCGCGGACCTTCTCCATCTTGCCCTTCTGAAGCGCATCGTATTTGTCGGCCTTTTCCAAGGCTTCCGAGACGGTGCGCAGAGCGAGGATGTCCTGAGCGCGGGCTTGTCCGATCAGTTCGTCGGAGTACCCAATCCGCTTTGCCGCCGCCGTGAGCTTGTTTCTAAGCTCGGGGCCGGTCGTGGGATCGGCATATTCCGGAAAATTCTCGACGATGATGCGGTGCTGTTCCGCTATCTGGGCCTGCTCGATTTGAGCGGCCCGTGCCTGTGCCTGTTGGGCCAGTAACTGCGCCTGCTGCTGCAACTCCTGTTGCTGGGCAGTCTTGGTGCGGTATTCGGCCTCTTGGGCATAGAAAGCCTCCGGATTGAACCGGAGCAACGACGGGTCAGGGGCCTGCGGTGCGAACTGGGCTGCAAGCTGCTGGTACTGCTGGGCCATCTGGGCGTCGTATTGCGCAAGGCTTTGCTGGGCCGACTGCTCGGCGTCCTGCTTGGCTCGCACTGCTTCCTGGGATTTGGTTTGAACGAAACGCTCGCGCTCACCCTCACGCTTGGCCAGATATTCCTGATCCTCGCGCGGGAGCTTGGCGAAGCGCTCTTTCGCTTCCGCGTCCCACGAAACCGGCGGTTCGATGGGAGGAAGATCGTCGGCTTCCTCTTCGCCCTCGGTTTCGCCTTCGGC